CACATCATTGAGTGGGAGACACCTAGCGGGTTTATCGTCCGTCAAGATCTCAGGTTCTCACAAACAACAAGAGTTGACACACGACTAATGGGATCAGTCATTGCATGTCAACTCGCTGTCGGTTTTGGCAAGCCCGATATGCAACATCACATCGGAGCTATATCACCAAATATAGTACATAGCTGGGACTCATCACTTATACATTTGGTTTTTAGTGAACCAATGTTTACAAATGGTAACATCCCTTTCGCATGTGTACATGACTGTATATTAGCAAGATCATCTGATATGACTATGATTTCTAGATTAGTCCGTGAAAAGTTTGTCGATATGTACAGCACTAACATACTTCAACAGTGGTGTGAGCAAGTGGATGTACCTTTTGATGACTCAGTAATGGTAAATGATTTAGATATTAAAGAAGTTTTGAACAGTGATTATTTTTTTTGCTAATGGAAAAGGAACGAAACCCAAAAGAAAACGCTACGCTAGTAGAACGAATACAATTCTATGTTGACACTAACCAAATTGTGAAGGCTAAAACCCTCGCACTTCTTGGTGACACATTAGAAGAAGCATTTAGCTGGGATACAGAGTTTATTTAGTATAGGTTAATAGGATACTAGATTTAGTGTCAAATTATACCTACCCTATGTAAAGTACTTAATGATTTCTTAAAAAATAAGGAGTATTCTCTAGCCAATCGTCTGATTATCGTGTACACTTAGGAAAGCGATGCCTACCCCAATCACTAATCAATCAGCACAAAAAGCATATATGGTGATCGAATTACTTCGGTCATCGGGTGAGCGTGAGTTCCCTATGCAACTAGCTTCCTGTTTCTTTTATGTAGCAGCGCATGACGGTTGTGAACAGTCCGAGCTTATCGACGCTGTTAACATAAGTCATAGTTCCGTAAGTAGAAATGTTTCATGGTTAGGTGGTAAACACCGACTTGATAATAGGAAAGGTTTAGAATTAGTACGTCGAGAGCGTAATCCAAAAAATTACAAATCTTGGCTGTTGTTCCTTACACCAAAGGGACGGCAATGGGCGACGCAGATAGAAAATCTTCTTACTGTTCCCACATGACCAGACAAATCACCGTGAAGGACTGTGTAGAACACACAGCTCGATCTCACTGGAAAAACATGCGAAGCTACAAAACTTCCATGATGTACGCAAAACTATTTATGGATTGCCGAAGTCCATCAACACCTATAAAAAAGATGTTGAAGGGCGATTACTGGATCAAAACCCAAAACATGCTTTTGGAAGACCATCCACGCTGGACTCATGCAACAGTAAATAGAACAATTACAGCAGCTCGCACGGCTATCAACAAGGCGCGAAAGGCTGGACTACATGACCTTGGTTTACCTGAGATTGACAAGTTAAAGGAAAACAAATGTCGTATGGTTTGGTTGACTAGACATCAAGTAGATAACTTAGCGAACATAGCTGAAGAGATCTTTGACCAAAAAGATTTAAAGGATGCAATTTTAGTTAGTGCCTATACAGGTATTAGACAAGATGAATTACTTAAATTAAGAGTCAAAGATTTAGACCAACATCATAAGTCACTTCATGTTGGTGGTATGCAGTATTTAGTTACTAAAGCTAATGAGATACGGCATTTACCAATAGGCGAAGTTGACAGAATATGGGATATTCTAGTTAGTCGATGCATACACCTCGATTCACGAGACAGAATATTCGGCGATTGTTGGCGTAATGGTCAAGCATTGCGTAGACAATTTTATAAAGTCCGTGACTATTGTGGACTAGGCGATGAAGTAGTTTGGCATACTCTTCGTCATAGTTACGGAACATGGCTGGCTGAGACTGAATCGGTAAGTACGATTCAAGCTTTGATGGGACACGCTTCAAGCGCAACCACTGAGCGATATGTAAAGGTCAACCCAGCTAGATTAAGAACAGCACTATCTTCATTGAATGAAAAACAGTCAAATGAGTTTACTTCAATACCAGAAGATATGATTGCCCAGTTGAAAGCTCAGATCAAAAAAGAATTGATGTTGGAGTTTCTCAACAAGGACGAAACCAGCTTAACCGCATAGGTTAAAATAAACAGTAGATCTCGGCTAATTGCTTTAGTTGTGTTTAGTGGGTTAGCCGAGATCCCTCTCTGTCGCTACTGTTTGAACAGCACACGCTGGTTTTAGGTTCTGACATAATAAAGTCCACATAACCAACTGAAAACCACCTCTGATGATTAGTCTCTAGTCACTCAGGGGTTTTTTAGTGTCTATTCTCAATTACAGGTAAGACCTAAAATGAGCTGTAAAAAACCAGTAACGTATGAACAGCGGGAAATAGACCGCATGAGTGCCAAAGAGTACTCATTTTTTTTGGCTCACGGCGATGATGCCTTGGACAAAACGAAACTAAACGAGGATGAGTACGAAAGGTACTTGGCTCGTAACCTCATATACGATTTATAAACCAGATGGCAAACGAGTATATCTTCCCCACAAAACTAGAGGGATACATTCGTGTTGATGAAAATGGCGGCAAGTATGATAACCGTTGTTTTTCATTTACACTTGACACCGAAACCCGCACCAAAATGGAAGCGGATAGAGAACAATTATTAAAATGGTTAGACACAAAACCTAATGCAAAAGGAGCTGTAACCCGACCACCAAAATGGGAAGGTAAAGATGTTATTTCCTATAACTATGATGGGAAGAAATCTAAAGCCCCTGTCTTTGTTGATACTGATGGGACACCTTTAACTAAAGATGTTTTAAAAGTGCTTGGCAAAGGTAGCGAAGTGCAGATGATTGTTCAACAAAAACCATATTGTGTAAGTGGTGTAAAAGGTACAAGCTTTCATGTCATAGGTGTCAGAGTACACAAGCTTGTCACTTTCTCAGGAGCATCTGATAAAGGTGAGCTTTCCATTGATGACATCAACTCAATGTTCCTCAAGACAGAGGGATATAAACAAGATGCACCACTTGTAACCGCTGAACCCAGCAGTTATGAACCATCTTATGAAGTTGATTTCTAATGGCATATCGCTCAGGATTGGAAGAGCGTGTAGCAAAACTGTTTGATATAAATAAAATTCCTTACACATACGAGAGTAAGAAATATAAATACATTATCGAAAGTAACTATACCCCTGACTTCTTTGTTGGGGACACGGTTTATGAAGCAAAAGGTTTCTTTAAACCAGAGCAAAGGCGCAAGATGTTAGCCATGAAAAAGCAACATCCAGACCTTGATATACGCATGATATTCCAACGTAACAATACCTTATCCAAATCCTCGAAGACAACTTATGGCGATTGGTGCGACAAGCACGGATTTCCTTGGTGTGTTTTTCCTCTTATACCAAAGGAGTGGTTCAATGAGTTACCTAGATCTCATAAAAAAAAAGATACGAAATCCAGTAGGAAGTGATTTTTTATTTCTGTCACTTGATGCTTGGGTTACACAGTTTGAGGGTGAGATACCCTTTCAAGAAATCGTCGAAGTGATGCGTGACTACGTTGAAATATCGGACGACTATGGACTCACAAAATGAATTTATCAGACACGAAGCTTGTCCGTTTTGTACTAGCAGCGATGCCTTTGCTGTCTATTCAGATGGATCAGGCTATTGCTTCTCATGCGGCAACCATCGTCGCGGTGAAGGAACAAAGGATTTGTTTTTACAACAAAGCAACAGGAGAACGCTACCGCAAATGTCAGTATCTGAAACCAGTAAAGTTAAAAGAATTGACTATGGAGGGGAGTTCGCACGAATTACCTCCCGCAATATAACCGAGGACACTTGCAGAAAATTTAATGTCAGGGTCGATACTGTACGGAATGTTATCAAGTTCCCGTACTATTCAGATACGGGGGCAATCGTCGCGTACAAGGAGAGAACGAAGGCGAAAGGTTTTTCTTGGAAAGGTAAGAATCAAGATCATAAATTATTTGGTCAACATCTATTTGGCAGTGGTAAAACTATTGTCGTAGTTGAAGGCGAACTTGATGCTCTTGCTACCTTTCAGAGTAGACCTAACTGGGCAGTAGTATCCATAGATTGTGGGGCAAAGGCAGCAAAGAAATCTTTAATGTCTCAGCTTGACTATCTACTTGGTTTCGATGAAATCGTTCTCATGTTTGATAATGATGAAGCTGGAACTAATGCCACATCTGAATGTGTCTCTCTATTCCCACCCGATAGAGTTTTTATTGCAGCTCTCGGAACATACAAAGATGCTTGTGAAGCATTGCAAGCAAAAGATAGTGAGGCAATACGTCAAGCTATCTGGAACAAGAAATCATATTCACCAAAATCTATTGTCGATGGACGTGATCTATTTGATCTAGTAAGTAAACCATTACACGGCAAAGATGCTGACTACCCATACAAAGCTGTAAACGATATGACATCAGGACTTCGCTTCGGAGAACTCGTATGTTTAACAAGTGGCAGTGGCGTGGGGAAGAGTACAATTTGCGGCGAAATATCACAGGCGTTAGTAGATCAGAATTTTCGTATCGGGTATATTGCACTGGAAGAAAGTGTACAAAGAACAGCCCTACGACTGATGAGTGTGGTTGCTAATAAACCATTACACCTTAACAACGACATACCAAAAGAAGAACTAAGGCAAGCCTTTGATAAATCTATTGGTACAGGACAAGTGTTATTGCGTGATGGATTTGGCAGCGTTGATCCAAAGTCAATACTAAATGACATGCGTTACTTGGTGAACCAAGGAGTGCAATGGATAATACTAGATCACTTGAGCATATTACTGTCAGCAAATGAGTCTAACGATGAACGACAACTTATAGACAGAACTATGACTCAGCTCCGATGTTTTGTTGAAGAGACAAACATAGGGATGATTCTTGTATCACACTTGCGTAGAAGTCAATCAGATAAAGGACATGAGGATGGTAATGCCATATCTCTTAGCCAACTTCGCGGAAGCGGAAGCATAGGTCAATTATCTGATATTTGTTTAGGAGTGATTCGCTCAGTCAGCAGTGGTGACAATACATCTAAGGTTGTTTGTCTTAAGAATAGATTCAATGGACAGACAGGTGAATGTGGCAATCTCATATACCAGAAAGAAACTGGAAGATTAATAGAACATCCAACCGCACTAAATACAGATTATGAATCGTTTTAACAAAGCGAACATTGCTGTGTTATTTAAAAAGGAAGATTGTAAACCTTGCAAACTAGCACAGAAAAACCTACAAGAAGTTCTACTAAAGAACAAACATCTAGAAGATTATATAAGAGTATTAGATATTAAAAACCATACAGCCTTACGAGGTGTTTACTGTCTCGAAAAGTTTCCTACATTATTGCTTTTATCCAAGCATGGACAAGAAATAAAACGAACAGTTGGTGGACGTAACTTAACAAAAGAACTCTTTTTTACAGTACTAGATGAGGTCAGAAAAGGGAGGTCATATGATCTTTCTAGTTGACATAGAAACAAATGGTTTACTTGATGAAGGTGATACTATCCATTGTCTTGTTGTAAAAGATTTAGACACTGGACAGATACATCGTTACGACGAGTCAGGTAAATACGAAAGCATAGCTGAGGGCGTAAAGACCATCATGTATGCAGATCAAATATGGGGTCATAACCTTATTGCATTTGATATACCTTTTATCATTAAATGTTTTCCATATTTTAAAAATTACACAGCCAAGGTATATGACACCTTGATAATGTCGAGATTGTTTTTTACTGATCTACTAGATCGAGACTTCCGAAACAAACCACCAAACATGCCAGCCCAAATGTATGGGAGACATGGCTTAGAAGCTTGGGGTTACAGGCTCGGAATTATGAAATCAGAATACGGTAAAAGCCTAGATGGTGATTGGTCAAATTACACCCCAGAAATGCTGGAGTATTGTGTAGCTGACGTAGAAGCAAACACACCATTATACGAATTGTTTAAGCCTAAGATAGATGTTCACGAGACATCAATCACGCTCGAAACAGAATGTGCAAGGGTCATGCAATGGCAATGGGAAGAGGGTTTTCCATTTGATATAGCAAAAGCACAAAAGTTAGAAACAAAATTAAGGATAGAATTGGAGACGCTTTCAGACGAAATGCGATCTACATTCCCGCATGTAGACGGAGGTAACTTTACACCCGCTAGACCTAACCAAAACAAAGGTTATGTCACGGGTGCTGAGTTTTGCAGACTTCGAGAGTTCAATCCAACCAGTAGACAACATATAGCTTTTGCTTTTCAAAACTTTCGAGGTTGGGAAGCTATAGAAAAGACAGATACAGGTAGACCAAAAATTGATGAAAAAGTGTTGATGGATCTCGGCACAAATGAGTCAAAAAAATTTGCCCGTATTTTGGAATTACAAAAAGCCCTTGGTCAACTATCAGAGGGACAAAATGCTTGGCTTAAACTTGTTGATAAGACAGGTAAGATCCACCATTCTTGTTCACTAGCTACCAACACATTTAGACAAGCACATTATCGTCCGAATCTTAGTCAAGTAAACAGTGCAGAAGAGTACAGAGAACTTTTTGGCTGTGGAGCTGGACGAGTACAGGTAGGGGCAGACGCAAGCCAGCTCGAACTTCGCGGACTTGGACACTATATGTCCTTGTTCGATGGAGGAGAGTTTAGTAAAGAAGTTGTCGAGGGAGATATTCATACTCGACTTGCAAAAATTTATGGTACAAGCCGTCAAGTTAGCAAGGGTGTAACTTATTGCATGATTTATGGAGGGGGAAACTTCAAGATAGGTCTGACTGCTGGTTTTGATAAAAAAGAAGCAGCAAAAGAAGGTAAAAGGATAAGAGCTGATGTATTGAATAAGTTAAAAGGCTATAAAGAACTACAACTAGCAATCCAACAAAAAGCAAAGTCAGGTGTACTTAAAGCATTAGATGGTAGACCCTTGAGGGTAGGTGACAAATCACACGTCGCTATGAATTACCTTATCCAAAGTGCTGGGGCAATAATTTGCAAAACTTGGCTAGTTGAATCAATCAAAAGATTAAAAGCACAATGTGTAGATTTTGTTCCTTTGGCTTTTATACACGATGAAATACAGCTATCGGTTCATCCTAAAGACACATACGAAACAAAGAAAATACTAGAGGAAACAATTATTGACGTTCAAGCAATGCTCGCTTTTCGATGCGAACTTGCCGCTGAAGCTAAATCAGGACTCACTTGGTGGGACTGCCACTAAAGTTTGTAAAACATGTAACAAGCGTAAACCAGATAATCAATTTACTAAAGCTGATGGAAGACACAGAGCTACGAGAAATCGTTGCAAAGAGTGTACAAACATTCAAAACAAGATCCGCAATACCCTTAAAAAACGACATCCAGAACCCACCGCTGGTAACTGCCAAATATGTGGACAGTACACGAGCGAGTGGGTATTGGATCATTGCCATAAGAAATTATCTTTTCGAGGGTACATTTGTAGATCTTGCAACAGCGGTATTGGTTTGTTACATGATGATCCCGACACGTTGAAGCGAGCTGTTATTTATCTCACAAATGAAACTAAAACCACCAACGATATTACTTGATGCTGATTATTTTTTTTACAGAGCTGCTACTGCATCAGAGTATGAAATGACATACGATGCAGACACTACCGTAATAGCTGGAAGTTTAACCAACGGACAGAAAATAATTAGATCAGATGTAAAAAATTTAAAAGAAAGGTTTGATACAGACCAACTAATAATGACGTTTACTGACGTTAAAAATTTTAGAAAAACTATAGACAGTTCTTACAAGTCTAATAGAACAAAGCGAAAGCCTTGTGGATTTAAAAGATTATTAAACTGGGCAAAGACTGAGTATGAATGTATTCGTATGCCACAACTAGAGGCAGACGATGTTCTCGGAATACTATCCACGAGTGGTTGCTACAGTAACTTCGTAATAGTTAGCCCAGACAAAGACATGGAACAAATACCATGTCGTATATATAACCTCAAAGATGAGTTTACCCAAACCCCAGAACAAGCAGAATACAAATTATTTGAACAATGTTTAAGTGGTGATCCTGTTGACGGATACTCAGGTATTAAAGGTGTGGGTAAAAAAAAAGCACAACTAATTTTAAAAAATAAAGATGGATGTTATTGGGACACTGTGCTTGGTGCTTATATTGACAATGGCTATACGAAAGCTGATGCACTAAGACAATTAAGACTTGCCAAGATACTTCATGCAGATGATTGGGACTTCAAAAAAGAAGAACCAATATTATTTACGCCATGATTTTTACAAGGCAAGAACTTATTTATATACGAAATAATTTATTAAGTAGTCGTATGTATAAAGGTGTAAAGCTACCTCACAATGCTGTGATTTGGGAAGAGTGGATGCACGATTTTCTAAAAAAAATTAATAACCAATTAGACAAATAAAAAATGCACTATGACTTTCAAGGTCAGGCAATCCAATTTAGATTGCAAATGGATCAGCCTATAGGAGCAAAAGCTGATCTTAAATTACAAAGAGAACTTATCCGTGAAGAGTACTGGGAGTTTAACCAAGCGATAGCTGACTCAGAACCAGATGAAAATAAACTTAAAGAACTAGCAGATATAGTTTTTGTTTGCTTCCAATATGCCACCGCCGCTGGCTGGGAACTTGATGAAGCTTTAGACAGAGTATTTAAAAGCAACATGTCTAAGTTAGAGAATGGCAAGCCAGTAAAAAATGCCGCTGGCAAAGTAATCAAAGGTCGAAACTACAAACCCCCTTATTTAGAAGACATAGTATGAATGAAAAAATAGCAAGAACAGGTAGAGTATCTTCTTGGCTCGAAGATCCATCACATAGACTACCTGTTTCATGCACAATCGTATGCCCAGAAGATGACATGGAGTCCATACAGGACTCTTGGGTATTCGCAAGTTACGCACTAAGACATGGAGCTGGAGTAGCAGTACATCTTAGTAATCTTAGACCAAAAGGAACTGACAATGGTAGAGGATTAGTTGCAAGTGGAGCTGTAAGTTTTGGTAAAATTTATTCTACTCTTAATGAAGTATTAAGAAGAGGGGGACATTACAGATCAGGTGCTATTACACTACATCTTGACGCTGACCACAAAGATTTAACTGACTTTATAACAGCTAAAAGAGGTGACTTACCTTGGGTAAAAAGGTGTGTAAATATAGATCAGAAGTCATGGGATAATCTTGATAGTCTTACAAGGGGTTTGTTATTGCATGGCATACAGGCTGGAGATATATGGTTAGCTAAGAAAAGATATGACAAGCAAGGGAGACGAGTTAGATTTAATGTTTGCTTAGAGGTTGCCTTACTAAATAAAGGTAGTTGTCTTTTGCAACACATAAATTTAGCGGCGTGTGATAAACAAGAACTTATAAGAGTTTTTGAACAGGGGATGAAAGAGCTATGTGAACTACACCCAAGAACAGGTGTAGAAAAAGATGGCATGTATCGTCACCCTAATGAAGATAGACAAGTTGGGCTAGGCATGATTGGTCTAGCTAACTTTCTTGCTTACTACAACGTATCTTATAAAGAGTTTGGTGAAGCACTAACATTATTAAACAATGATCGCGCACCCGAAGAATATACAGAAGCATATGATCTAGCTATATGGTTTATGCGAGCTATCAATGCCGCTGCTGATGTAGCTGAAAGTTACAACATGGACAGAGCTTTCGCTATTGCTCCTACTGCTACATGTTCATATAGATATTCTGATAGAAAGGGAAATACATCTACACCTGAGATCGCTCCACCGATTGCTACCAGTGTAGATAGAGATAGCGCAGCTTATGGTGTAAAGTCTGTTGACTACGGATATGTTGAGACTGCTTGGGAGGTTGGTTGGGATGCATACTATTCTGTTGCCAAAGGAATGTGTCAGTTGTTAGAGAACACTGGATTATTTCATGGCTATTCATTTAATACATGGACAGATGTATGCAAATATGATGATGAGTTTATACAAGATTGGTTGGACTCACCATTAACAAGCATGTATTACTCATTAAGAGTGATGCCAGATACACAAAGAAAAGATGATGCCGCTGCACTTATTGATGATGAAGATTATAAAGACTTATTTAATTTTGATAACAATGAAGTTTGTTCAACTTGTGCAGAATAATGACTAGCCCTTATACGAAACTAACAAATAGAAAAAGAAAATGGACACCTGTAGAAGTAACTAAAGGTGATTTAAAAATAGGATCAGAAGAAACATTTTATAGAGCCTTAGCACTGAGAACGCTTGAGCTACCTGTTAAAGAAATGCTTGAGCAAGGATTAGCAAAAGAACTACCTAAGATAGATGGATGTGAGGAAGCACTTAGAAGTAACCAAAAGGATGAGGACAAGCATGATCTTGCTTTTAACTATTTGGTTAATGCTCATGGGATTAACAGGGGAGCTGAGAGGGAGGCGCAAGTTATTCGCAAAGCGTGGCTTGATGCACCCCAGCACCCAATACTCAAGACGGCTGTACTAGAGAGATCAGTATTTTTTGTACTGCTACCTTTCTATAGATACTGTGGTGATATGGGATCTAAAACAATATCGCAAGATGTGTCGGGTGACGAAGGTATCCATGTTCTTATACATCAAATGGTATGTAAAGATTTAGGTATAGCTAACTCAAAAAGCTTAGATAACCTACGCAGACAGACTGTTGCATGGGTAATGGATAGCCTTGGCACTTCCGAAAATAAATATTTAAACAAAGATTTCTGGATTAAAACCAGCGATTCTTTATATCGTACTGGTAAAGCAGAACTTAAAGAAACACAACGCTCCCGCATGCCAGCGTTTTTTGAGAGCGACAACCGAGACTTACCTTCTTATGGATAGCACATTAAAAATCCTAGATGGGGGAGTTGGATTTCTAGATGAAATGATTATTGAACTAGATGAAACCTTCCCTGCATATACACCAAACCCTGATGACACCCTAGCTTTGATTATGTTCAGAGCTGGGCAGCGTAGTGTCGTAGAACATTTACAAAATAAGAAAGATGTGTCAGCCTGATATACCAGACATGCCAGAGTATGAAGAGCCTAAAGTAGCTCCAGCAGCTCCAAAGCCAATACAACCTGACTCGATGGGTACACTTCCACCACCAATGTCAACAAGTGCGGGTGCGGGTGATGAAGCAAAACTCAAAAAGAAACTCACAAAAAAACAAGAGTTACAAAAAACACAAGGTCTTAGCAAATTTAAAATACCTTTAAATACAGCAAAGACTTCAACTAAGACTTCATTAAATATTCCTAAATGAGACAAACAGCGTTATCACGCTACGAAAGTTTGAGATCAGGAAGACAACAGTTTTTAGATGCGGCACGAGAAGGAGCAAGGTTAACTATTCCTTACCTTATGACTGAAGAGGGTTTCGGTGAAGGCGAAAAGCTACCGATACCTTGGCAGTCACTGGGAGCTAAAGGATGTAACGTACTCAGCTCCAAACTTATGCTTAGTCTTTTCCCGTTAAATACAAGTTTCTTTAAGTTATCTATTAACGACCAAGAACTTGCAACCTTACCAGAGATAACACCTGACATAAGATCAGAAATAGATTTGACACTAAGCAAGATGGAACGAACCATCATGCAGCAAATCTCAGAATCTAGTGATCGAGTTATCTTATACTCAGCGATGAGACATTTGGTTGTCACAGGCAACGTATTATTGTTTGCTGGGAAAAAACATTTAAAACTGTATCCTTTAAATCGCTTCGTAGTGGATCGTGACGGCAATGGTGAAATACTTCACATCGTTACGAAAGAGCATGTCCATAGATCATTACTTCCAAAAGAGTTTCAAAAACTACCTGATGGAGAACCAAATATAAATAGTGCTGGAGAAGATGGAGTAAAGCACGGAGTAGCTGGTAGTAGCTATGAAGATGCAACTGTCTTTACCCACTGTGAATTAAAAGACGGATCACATAAATGGTATCAAGAATGTGACGGAAAAATTTTACCAAGCTCACACGGTTCAAGTCCTAAAAATATTAGTCCTTGGATTTGTTGTAGATTTAATATTACGGATCAAGAGAGTTACGGTAGATCAAGAGTATCTGAGTATCAAGCAGACTTACAGAGTCTTGACGGTCTTATGCAAAGTATGGTGGAAGGAAGTGCAACGATGGCAAAGGTCGTCTTTGCAGTATCTCCCAGTTCTGTTACTAAACCTCAAGCTCTAGCAAGGGCATCTACTGGAAGCATTATTTCTGGTAGGGCAGACGACGTTAGTGTTATTGCTACAAACAAGCAAGCTGACTTCCGTACTGTAAGAGAAATGATAGAGATATTAACACAAAGAATATCAGATGCTTTTTTAATTCTTAGTCCAAGAAATGCAGAACGTACAACAGCGACTGAGATTTCAGCGGTACAACAGGAGCTTAACGAGCAACTGTCTGGAGTATATGGTAATTTAACTGTTACTTTATTGACTCCATATTTACTAAGAAAGCTACATATACTTCAGCGAAACAAATCTATACCACAACTACCAAAAGGATTAATAAGTCCTACTGTTGTTGCTGGATTAAATAGTTTGGGTCGTCAACAAGACAAAGTAGCATTAATGGAATTTATGAATACAGTAGCGCAGTCCCTTGGTGCGGAAGCGTTAGCACAATATATAGTTCCTACAGAAGTATTGAAAAGACTTGCCGCTGCGTCAGGTATTGAGACATTGAACTTGATTAAAGATCAATCAACAATGGATCAAGAAATGGCACAGATGCAACAACAACAAACTACAGACACGTTAATGAAACAAGCGGGTCAGTTAGCAAAGACACCAATAGCGGAGCAATTATTAAATGGCAACCAACAGCAAGAACCCCCAGCCCTCCAAGAAGGAGGAGGAAACATCCCAAGCCCCACAGGTCAAGAAGGTACAGAGTAAAAAAAGAGTTACCACTGCGGGAGACTACGAGATAAAAGAAAAAATATCCAGATCATTTGGAACAGCAAAAACTACATTTCACTAAACCATGCCCAGTAAAATGATTGATCCTACTGAACAAAATCAGTCGGAACAAGTAACAGAAGCAAAAGCATATGAACAAGGTAAAGCAAATGAAGAGGCACTAGCGGCTGATCGTGAAGCTAACTTTGATGCTAACGAAAGAGAAAATCAAAACACTAACCTTATAGATGGTAAGTTTAAAAGTCAAGATGATTTATTAGCAGCTTATAAAGAGTTAGAAAAAAAACTTGGTAAGCCAGAGGAAGAAACAGAAGAGCAACCTACTGAAGAACCAGAACCAGAGATACCTATACCTCAACAGAGTATGCAAAAAGCTGCTGATGTTTTTAAAGAAAAAGGCGAGCTGACTCCTGATGTTATCGAAGACTTATCGAAGATGGACTCAAAAGAGTTAGTCAAAGCCTATATGGATTATTACAACAAAAATCAAACAAAGTCTTTAGAGCAAAATGCAGTGTCTGAGATACATGGTATTGCTGGAGGTGAGCAAGGTTACAACGACCTTATGCAGTGGGCATCTACTAATGTTCCAGAAAAAGATATTTTGGAATTTAATCAGATTGCAGAATCAAATAATCCAACGGCTATTAAGTTTGCAGTTGAAGCTCTTAACAATAGATATAAAAACTCTGAAGGTTATGAGGGTCAATTATTGACAGGCAAATCACCCACCAACGACGGGCTAAAACCATATCGAAGTCATGCTGAACTTGTACGAGATATTGGTAATCCTTTATATCAATCTGACCCAGCGTTTAGAGAAGATGTAGAAGCAAGACTAGCTCGTTCACCAGAACTTTTATAACAAATAATCGTGACAGCTACACAACATAGTTTTCAAGACGGTAAATATTCAGTCCGTCAGGTAGAGGTAGCAAGACAACCTGTTACCGCTAGACAGTTAGCTGCTGGATCTGCAAGTGCAAATACAGTGTTAACTGCAACCGTACGCCTGATAAGCATACGGGCTGTAGGTGCTGACATAAGATATTCCATAGGAACTTCAGCTCAGACAGCTACAACATCTAGCCACTTCATAGCAAGTGGTGAAAGACTTACTTTGGTTGTTCCAAGTGGAGCAAACATAGGCGTAATCCGTGGCGCATCAACAAACGGAACTCTTGAATTATCAGAACTAGACTAATGGATTTAAACAAAGCAGAAAAGTGGAACGGAAGATTAGCGATGCTAGGTGTCGTTGCAGCTATAGGAGCATATTGGGTTACAGGTCAAATCATTCCTAATATTTGGTAATGGCAAAAAGAGGATTATACGCGAACATCAACGCTCGAAAGAAAGCTGGTAAAAGCAGATCTAAAAAAAACAGTACCATTACAGCTAAAGCATATGCAAATATGAAAGCTGGCTTTCCTAAGAAAAAGAAGAAAAAGTAAGGGTACAATCATACCTAAACAATTTTTCGTCCACCTTCTAGCCTAATCTGAAGGGACTAAAAATGCACAAATTAAAAATTTTCTGGCAAAAGGTCAGAACAGTTATGAAATCAGAGAACTTTAGTAGGTATCCTGTTTTGCATGACAACGAAGAAATAAGGAAGCAAAGAAACATTGCATCCTTAAAAAGAACTTATAAAAAGTGATGTACAAAATATGTAGTCAAATAAGTTGGGCTGATGTTATTGATAAATTAAATCACGAAGTCCATAACAATAGTGCAAAAATTATGGGTACTACATATGTATTACATGATGATTATAGACCTAAGACATTACAAAGAGCTTATAAAGAAGTAGCTGTTGGTAAAGCTGACATGCACGTTTATGTATCCTTTGCATCTGATAGTCCAACTTTCGGAAAACACAAAGATACAAGTGACGTATTAATAGTACAAGCTATTGGTGAAATGAAATATTTCATAAATAACCAATCTATTAAAGTATGTCCTTCGGATTATATTTATATACCAAAAGGAATTTATCATACTCCAGTTGTTTTAACACCAAGAGTTACCCTAAGTTTTTCGTCTATTGAGTATGACATCTACTCAACTATAAAAGAGTAATCGGTTAAGCGGTCTGGGGGTGCAAGTCCCCCTATCTCAATTTCCCAATAGCCTGATACGTCAGATAACTACTGGGGTGTACACCTCGGAAAGAGGGTCAAATCTTTCAAAAACTTAGACATGTCGAAATCGTAAATAATTTTAATAGGAGATATAGACCATGACAAACATGGCTAATATTACTAGACCACATTCGGTCAATGGTAATCAAAGTAATACGTTTGCAAATAAATATGCAACATCGTTAACCGTCTTTTCTGGAGAAGTATTTAACGCATTTAACAGTGCTTCAATCTTTAAAGGATTAGTAAGAGGTTACACATTAAGAGGTAACAAGAGTAAGCAATTCTTACTACAGGGTACACTCGGAGCTGGCTTCCACACAGCAGGGCAGCCTATACTAGCTGACGCTGCATTGAAGGCAAACGCCGTCACAATCAATGCTGACGATCTATTAATCAGCTCTCAGTTTGTTTATAACCTTGATGAAATTTTGTCTTCTTTCTCTCAAAGATCTGAAATATCTAAGCAGATTGGTGAGGCTTTAGCAAAATTCTATGACCAAAGAATAGCAAGAGTTTTAGATATGGCATCTAGAGCAAGCTCTGTTGTTACAGGTGAATTAGGTGGATTTGAAGTATCTATCGGTTCTGGAAAACAGTTTGATGCACAAGCTATCGTTGACGGTATCTTCGAGGCAAGAGCTGTACTAGAAGAACGCAACGCTCCTACTGACGGAATTAGTTGTGTACTTTCTCCAAGACAGTACCTATCACTTATCTCCTCTGTTGATACAAACATTCTTAACAGAGAGCTAGGTGGAACACAAGGTTCTGTAAATAGTGGTGAAGGACTTTACTCTATTGCTGGAGTTAAGCTTTACAAATCAAACAATCTTCCTTTCATGGCAGCTTACAACTCTGCTGTTACAGGTGAGAACAATGATTACACTGACACAAACGATAAGTGTGCAGGGCTTATATTCCACAGAGACTGTGTAGGTACAGTTGAGACTGTAGCTCCAACAGTGGAAACAACATCTGAATCATTTAGAGTTCAGTACCAAGGTGACTTGATTGTTGGAAAACTCAGCATGGGTGTAGGTATGCTACGCACATCAGTAGCTGGTTCACTTCAAGCTAAATAATATATAGTTCCCAAGGGGTTTATCCCCTTCGGGGCTTCACATTCCCTAGAAATAAATGGCTACTAAAATTACAAAATTAGATGGTGTCAATATTATTTTATCTAATATTGGACAAGCACCTGTTACATCACTAGCAACACTTAACCCCGCTGCAAAATTAGCAGAACAAATTTTAGACGAAATATCTTTATCTACTCAAGCAGAGGGATGGGTATTTAATACTGAACAAGATTATCCATTTACACCAAATAATGATAAACAAATACTTATACCATCAAATGTTTTAGCTTTAGACTTCGTAAGTTTTGGTGATAAAAATACAGTGCAAAGAGGTGGCAAGCTTTATGACAAACGAAATCATACATACCTTTTTGATGATGTTGTCTATGGCAAAGTTACATGGTTATTTGACTTTGTTGATTTACCAGAAGTATTCAAAAACTATATTGCTATGAGAGCTGCTAATGTTTTTGCAAACAGATCAGTTGGTAGTAATGAGATAGTTAAATATTCAAAAGAAGAAGAGCAAATTGCTAGAGCTGCAATCATGGAATATGAAACACAGCAGGGGGATTACAACATGCTTAACGATAAAGCGGGAGGAACAGAGTTCCATACATTCCTACCATATAACGCTATTAAGAGGTAACAATGGCAGCAATATCACAACAAATACCTAATCTCTTAGGAGGTGTAAGTCAACAAGCAGATCCATTAAAATTAGCTGGACAAGTAAAAGAATCAATTAATGCTTATTTAGATCCCACATTTGGATGTAGGAAAAGACCACCCTTACAATATATAAAAAACTTAGCATCAGATATACCAACAAATGCTAAGTGGTTTTTTATTTTACGAGACAGCAGCGAGAAGTATGCCGTCACGATTTATAAGAATACTGCTTCACCTTTTGATATGAAGGTTAGAGTTTTTGATTTAGATACTGGTAATGAAAGAACTGTTAATATCGGATCTAATGTTAATGATTATTTAGATACAGATAATTTAGATACCTTAAGCACACTTACTTTAGCTGACCTTACTTTGATAGCTAACTCAAAGAGAGAAGTAAGTATGAACTCAGTCCAATTAACTAATGATCCAGAGGAAGCTTTAGTTACTATAAATACTGTTGCATATAACACAACTTATAGCATTGACTTAGCAAGAGACGGTGTTACACAACAGACAAAAGTTTATAGAGCAACAGGACTAGAAGTTACTCCAGCATCATATGAAGTTGCAGATGGTGGTTTAGCTTCCAACCATTCTGCACAAGATCATTCTTACAGTGACCCTAACGACGCTTCAAAAACAGGATTACAATTTAGACTTGTAAACCAAGGGGCTGCATTTTTTGATGAAGAAACAGATGCTTTTAAATCTAGATACAACGCAAGTATTATTTTAAAAAATGGTGGAAGTGGTTGGAGAGTAGGAGATAATTTTAATATTACACAATCTGGTAAAACTTTTAATGTAAGAGTTTCATCTGAAGCTTTCGACTTTACTTTTGCAAGTGATGGTACAGCAACTTTTACAACTCCGAGTAATGCGACGAGTGGTACTTTAAGAGTTGGTGATATTATTAATGATTTAGTATCTGATATAAATTCTATATCTGGATATGTGGCTGAGTCTATTGGTCATGTCGTAAGAATAAAACGAAATGATACAAGATCTTTTAACGTATCGGTTCGAGGTGGGGTTACTAATAAAGCAATGGATGTAATTAAAAGTACAGCCAACGATATAAGTAAACTACCAAGTCAGTGCTTTCCTGATTTTTTTGTAAAAGTACAAAATACACAAGAGTCAAATGCTGACGATTATTATGTAAAATTTGTTCCTGACGCTGCTGGAGTAGCTGGAACTGGGTCTTGGGTTGAGACAGTTAAGAAAGGCATAAATACAAGCTTTAACCCATCTACTATGCCACATGGATTAATAAGAGAAGCAAATGGAACGTTTTCATTAAATCCCTTAAACTCTAGTGGTACACTGGGAGGTTATGCAGATCGTGATGTTGGGGATAATACAACAAATCCAGAACCAAGTTTTGTTGGACGCACTATTTCTGGTATGACTTTTTTTGCAAACCGCTTGGGATTTTTAGCGGAAGATGCAATCATAATGAGTCAAGCTGGATCACAGTTTAATTTTTTTGCACACTCAGCTTTAACAATCAGTGACGCAGATCCTATAGATTTAACAGCAGCTAGTACCAAACCAGCATTTTTAAAAAAAGCGTTAGGTACACCAAAAGGATTAGTCATATTTGCGGAACATGCACAATTTTTACTTGCAACACAAGATGTTGCGTTTGCTCCAGCCACTGTAAAACTTACTGAGATTTCAAACTATACATATACATCAACTGTCCCTCCACAAAGTTTAGGTGTAAGTATTATGTTTCCCTCTGAAACAGAAACTTTTAGTAAAGTATTTGAAATGGCTACTGACTCTGTTGATAATAGACCTTCAGTTGCTGAAATATCGAGGATAATTCCTGAGTATATTCCTAAAGGATTACAATGGTCAGCTAGTTCACCTAACAATAGTTTTGTTTTGTTTGGTGATAATACTGATTTAATTTATTATTTTAAATTTTATAACGCTGGAAATGAAAGACAAATAGCTGGTTGGGGTAAATGGCAATTACCAGCTCAATGTAGAGGTTATGTTTTTGATAATGATACTTCTTATGCAGTTACCTACGACGGGACTAATTACGGATTATCGAAAATGGAACTTATAGATGATCCAGTTAATAATTCTATAGATACAGGTTTTACAAAATTTACACCAAGAGTTGACTTCCTACAAAGCAAAGCCAATATCACAACTGCGTCCAGTACAAATGTTGGTAAGACAAAAGTAAGATTTGCTAACCATAGTTTTATAACAGGTAAACAGCCAATAATTATGTTTACTGGAAATGGTAATACGGCGGGTGAGTTTGAAAGACCTACGATACTGACTGATGCTACAGGAAAATATATAGAAACTGATACAACAAACCTTGCTGGTAATTATGTTATTGGTCTGGAATATCAGATGTCAGTACAACTTCCTAGCTTTTTTATAAAACAAGAAACTAGAGCTGACAGGGTTGATATTCCTATGGTTGAAACTTTATTTTTAGATCTCTACCATTCTGGAAGATACGACGTTATCATTAAAAGATTTGGTTATACAGACTTCACATTTACAGTAGAGGCGGCACTAGCGAGTATTTATCAAGCTGACTCTCCTATTATCGAAGAGGTCATAACAAAACAAGTTCCTATATATAATCTTGGATCAGAAACTACAGCAACTATTAATGCTTTAGATCCTATACCAAGTGCGATTACTGGTTATAGCTATAGAGGACATTACAATAAGAGAGGAATACAAACATTACAATAACTCCGTACTATCGAGAGGCTACTTTCGATGATGTATTGCAAGTTGCCAATAATCTTTTACCAGAAGATTTACAAGAAATGGAAGGCTTAGGACATAGTGTTCTAGGTCTTTTCTTTTCTTTTTATGCTAGTGATCCATGTCTAGCTTTTTTTAACAAGTATGGTGACATTGCTGGGTTAGGTGGTATTTCATATGTTTCCCCAATACAAGGAAGTATATGGATGATATGTACACCACACATAAAAAAAAACCCAGTAACTTTTGTTAAACAATGCAAGAAATGGTTAAGCGAGCAAAAGCAATACAAAATTTTGACAAATAAAGTAGACGCTAGAAATAAATTTCATCACAAACTTTTAAAGCTTTTAGGTTTTAAATCAATAAGAAAAGTAATAACCGAACCACACCAACTGCCCTATATAGAGATAGTAAAATTATGTGCCTAGTAGAAGGGATGCTCGGTGCAACAGCAGCTTCGGCAGCTTCAGCTCAAGCGGTAGCTGGTTTAGCTTTATCAGCTTTTAGTACTGTAACAAGTATTAGTCAAGCTAATTATCAAGCTGCTGTTCAAAAAAGACGAGCCGACATACAACATCAGAATCAACAGATTCAACAAAATTACGAAAATCAACAAACCGTTGCTAACCATATTGGAGCAATAAGAGCGCAGCAAGCGGCTGACTTGGCTGGACAAAAAGATGTACTTAATGCAAATACAGCAGCAAACAAAGCTTATGTAGCTGAACAAATTAAAAAAAATGATGCTCGAACAGCGGCTGCATTTAAGATGCAAGATATATATGCGAAACAAATAGGAGCTAAGGGTCAAATATTTGCTACTGGTCGTAGTGGTCAATCTATTGGATTGCTTGCTATGGATGCTGAAAGAAAAGGTGGTTTAGCAGCGACTAAAGAGTTTGCTTCTAAAGATAGTCTGTATCAGCAGTCAGATATAAATATGTCGAATATTGAAACTCAGCGACAATCGAAAGTAAATATAGCACTCGCATCTATTCCAGCTCCTGTACAAGCACCGTCTTTAGCTCCTGATATTTTGGGAGATTACCCGTTGGATTTAAAACGTCCGACATACGATTTTGGATAAATGGCAAGAATTTATAGAGAGCCAAACTTTAATAATCAGTTTAAATCTTCAGCAGCCTCTGGGGTATTCGTACCCGAAAAAGCCTTTGATCCTTCAAAGCAAATAAGAGAGGAAGCAAAAAGAAAAGCTCAAGATATAAAAAGTTTGCAAAAAAACCAACAGCGGCAAGCTGCTGTTAATGAAGGGTATTTCAATGCAAGTGTAGCTAAAGGAAATGCCAGCTTTGCTAAGACAAAAGCTATATTATCTTTTGCACAAAGTGGTGTATCTACGATTGCAAAGTTAGATGAGATAGCACAAAAAGAAAAAGGTAAACAAGAGGGTCTAGATTTTTTAAAACCTGAGCTTGGTGGATCTATTGTTGATGAAACACCAAATCAAAATTTAGAAGATGTAGCTAGGTACGAAGGTGATTTAACATCTGACAATGTTGATATAGTAAAATCAGCAAAAAATGTTGAGCCTAACGATGTAAAACTTCAAGAAGAAATAATTTCTGAAAACTCAAATGCTGAGGCTAGTAGATCAAGTTCACAAATTACTACCTATACAGCAGCGGCAAGTTTAGAAACTGACCTACAAGCTTTTTTAGAAAGTGATACAAAAATACAACTTGCAGATGGAACAATTATTGTTGCGAAAGATGCAACAGTAGATCAGCTTCCAGCAGTTATAGACGTTGGTTTAGATGCCGTAACTAAATCTTATTTTCCTAATGAACTGAGTGGTGAAGCTTTATACAATACATACATTCCAAAAGCTAAAACTGTATATGCAACTTTACTAAATAAAGTTACAAAAGAAAAAATAGCTCTAGCACAAGAGTTGAGAGTTTTAGAACATACAGATTTAGCTACAGTTCAACTAGACGAAGGACAGCCAGCATCATTTGTACTACCAAAATTAAGTAAAAAACTTTTTACAACAGGTGCATATGATTCAGAAAATGATGCGTTTGAAGCTGGATTTAATCATTTACAAAATTACTATCGTTCAAATCAAGATCTTGAAGGAGCTGCGGCTTTACTAAATGTTTATAAAGTAGTCAATGATGATGGATCAGTTAACACAGGAACGAAACTTGCTAATGATCCTGTCTATAGCTTAAAGGTTATGGACTTAATGCAAAATATTAATAACGATATTAAAAATATTAAGACAGCTACTATTGCTGGATTTGAAAAAGATATGTTTGCAAAACTTAGTGGTGTCAATGATCCTACAGAAAGAATAGGAATAGTTGCTGAATCAATACAAATACTAAAAGATGCTGGTTATAACGAAGCGGCAAACAATTTATCTAAACAAATAGAGTCTTTATCAGTTTCTGATGTGCAAAAAATAGAAGATGCAAGTATATATGAGCAAGTAGTAATGGGAGAAATTTCTTCTAAAGACGTATTAGATAAGCAACTTAAGCTTGGTGTTATAAGTAAACAAGGTTATGACAAAGCAATTCAAGAGTTAGATAATAAAAACCCACAAATACCTGATGGAACTACTAAAAATTTTGTAGATGGGGTTATTAATGGTAAATTAGATGATTTTAAAATCAGAATAGGTGCTGAAACCAATCCTTTTGGTGAAGTTTTATTTGCTACCGATGCTGGATATTTAGATAATGCTAGTGATAGAGGAAGAATTATAGCTGCTGTTGAACTGGATCTAAAAAAAATATCACTTACAACTTATAAATTACATAAAGATAAAGGTGAGGGTACAGTTATTGCTGAAATGGATAAGGCATTAACTAAATATTATAAAGATCAATTTTTAACAGAGGGTGGTAAATATTACGTTAAACCTTTTGCTAATGATAATAGTATTCTTGTTTCTGCTGGTACAAAAAAACTTAAAAAATTATTAGGCAGTTCTGAAAATCTTACTAGAGCTTTTGGAAGTAGAGATACAAGTTTTAAAGCAGTTAGGTTTGATTTTAATGCTGGAGATAAAATAACACTTGAGTCTGTAGCAACCTTTAATCCATTAAGAGGAGATACTCTTTTTAAAAAAGATACACACAAAGTTTTTGTAGAAAATTATAAAAATTCTGGTACTTTTGAACCTGTAGTTATGGATGCGGCAGCGGCTGTAGGTATGACTCCTTTAGAGTTTTTAAACAAACAAAATACTAACCACGGTTTACCACAATTTTATAGACCTCAAAAGTTATCAACAGAAAAACCAAATTACTTAGCAGCTACAGATTATTTTTTAAATAGTGGATTATCTGCTAAAGCTGCAAAAATGTTTAGTGGTAATTTTAATGAAAGCACATGGAATAATTACGATAACTCTAATGTATTTTTATCAAGGGATACAAGTTTTACTGAGGACAATCTAAAAAATATTATTGGTCTTATTGAATCAAATCCAGATATATTCAATATTGCAAAAAATCCTTATGCAACGGATAGACAATTACTAAACGCTGCGAGTTTTATATTTAATTAATTATGGCTATTTTAGAAAATAGGGATTTTGAAGAATACATAGATCCTGAGAAAAAAAAAGAAAGCGTTAACGTAGATGATTCAAATAGTGAAATTACAAACGAAAACGTAGAGCAACAAACAACAGTAGAGTCGGCAACAAAACAACAAAGACCAGAAGGACTTGTAACTAACATAGGTAAGGGTCTTGATTATGTGGTAAATGCTGATGGTTTAACAGCAGATGCTATGAACGTAGTTGCTAGAGGTGTAAAAGAAAGAACAAAAGGAATACCAGTTTTAGAAAATGTAGGTGAGTTTGTTGATAATTTTGTACAAGGTTCTGATGAAATTAAAGAAGCAGAAGCAAAAAGAAGTGAAGAAAAAGCACAACAACGTAGAGAGGGTAAAGATAATTTACTTGATAAAACAAATGTTGTACTTGAAGGTATTTCCTCTGGTATGGAAGGTGGTATAGCTTTACCATTTACCTTAGCTGGTAGACTCACAAACCAAGCAACCCCTTGGGCTGATCCTCCAGCAACACTAAAAGATAGTCCACTTGGTGAAACTGTTTTTGAAATAGCGCAAGTTGTTACTCCTACATTACTGTTAGGTGGTGTTGGTGGAACAAGTGCTTTAACTACTGGTACTACAGGTTTGTTAGCTGAAAGTGCTATTGAAACTGTAACTCAAGATGCCGCTGACGACTTAATAGCTGGTAGATATTTAGCAACTAGATTCGGAAAAATAGCTGATTCTCTTGGTTTTGACGGAGATAAATTAGCTATAGATATGATCGAAGGTAAAAACTTTAGGGGTCAGGCATTTGTAGCAACAGTTGGATTTATACAAAACTTAGGTATTAATGCTTCAGTAAATAAATTTGTTGATATATTTAAAGCTTCAAAAAAAGTACAGCAACAATCTTTACTAAATGGTGCTGAACAAAATAAAAATTTATTAGAAGCTGGAACAGATGTAAAAGGAAAAGTAGATATACAAAATCAACTACCTACCTCTGCTATTACTAAACAAGGTGATGTTATAGATGTTGATGTTTTACCTGACCCATCTGAACTACCATCTAATGTAAAAAATACATCAAAAATATTAGGAACAGATAGTATTGAAGTTTATAAAAAACTAGAAGATGTAAACGAAATTCCCTATACAAACAAAGTAGAACCACATGACGTAATGGATGTGGACAATACAGTGCCTGTATCTAAACCAAGTGAGGGTAATGTTCATACATCTAAAGAAGCATTTCATACAGAAATGGGTAGAGGTTTCGATGTAGATACACCCGCTTCTAGAGGAGCTAATGAGATTGGTACTGATGGTTTAACAAGAGCTGATCGTAATTATTTTACAAACTGGAAATCTATAACTGATGATGTTGGCATACAAAGAGCGTTACAAGAAATAACTAAAAACCTTAATAATTTAAAAGGTTTCCCAGCAGACTTAGACATAGCATTAAAAAGAGCTAATCAATTTTGGTCAAAAAATGCACAGCTACTTGGTGAAGATATAACTAGCTTTGCACAGCAATTTTATAAAGAAGCTGTTGTTCCATTAGATCCTAGAAAAAGTCTAAATGATTTTGATGGTATAGATTGGCAAAGAATGTTGAGAGAAAATGTAAAAATAAATCCAGAATTTTTTGCAGCCGCTGGTTTAATGGCTGAAGAGTTAGGAGTTAGATTTGCAAAGCAAGCAAGAGTTGTTAAAAACTTAGATAATGCAAAAATTGACTTTACTCAAGCTATGGAAACTATGGTTGAGTTAGTTGAGAAAGGAGATTTATTACTTATACCTTTGAGAAGAGCAAAAAGACAATGGGCTGTAGAAGGTATAACTCAACAGAAAGATGTTTTCGGAAAATTAAGAGAAGGATATAAACAACCACTTAGTAAATCTGATTTACCAAAAGAAGCTGTAACTCCACGCGACCTAACACTAATTAAAAAAACAGACACAGATGCTGGTAAAACTCTTAGAGAATTATGGGAAGGTGCTAAAGCAGGGAACTCAACAGACTTAGAAACACTAAAAGAATATATAGATTACGTTGCTGGCGCACCTCCAGATGAAGTTTTTGGGATGACAAAGAACTTAGCTGATGCTTTGAAAAATACATTAAATGTTAATGGCGATACGGTAAGAACCCTTTACTACGCAAAATTACTAGCAACAGTTAATCCACAAACGGCTGCTGGAGCTACAAACGTAGCCCGACTAATATCAGAACCAATAGGAAATATTGTTTCACCTCTACTAAGAAGGGGTAAAAATAAGGGAACAATTAAAGATGTAATGTATGGATTAGGTCAATTAGTAGGTACACAAGGTGCTATTAATGATGCCTTGTTTGCATTTAAAAGAGCTGCAAAAAATAACCAATCAGTCAATGCTAGTTCAAGAGTTTATGAATTATCAAAAACTTGGAAAAGAAAATCTTTAGAACTAGAAGCAGCAAAAACTATGTTGCTAGATAAAGTGACAAGGGAAGGTGGTAGTCAAACTGAACTAGCAAAAATACATATAAATTATTGGCTTCAAATGGCTGTATATAATCCTTTTACAAATTTTGCAAAAAGATTTTTGATAGCACAAGATGACGCAGCAACTGTTATGGTTGGTCATCAAGAAGCTACAGGTAGAGCATTTGTAAAGGCTTATGAAGACGGTGTATTTAATCTAAAAATTAACCCAAAAAATCTATTTAAAAAAGGTGAACAAGCTATACAACAAGGCAAAACACTTGAACAATACGTTAAACAATCAATGGGTAATGTATTTGAAGATGGTGTTACTCACGGAAGAATAATAGATGAAGGTGTAATGGCAAGATCTAAAAACTTGACCATGCAAGAAAATATACCAGTAGGAAAATATGCAACTCCAGTTGATAATTTTTTTAAAGGTCTTGAACAAAACAGTCAAAATGCTTTCTTGCAGACATACTTTATGCCTTTCGCTAGATTATCTTGGAACTTTTTAGATACACTTGGTAGAAGTTTATATGCAGTAGATCCAACTGGATTGATAGAAAAAAGCGTCCCTAGATATAAAGCAATAATAAGTGGACAAATGGGTGAAGTTGCAGAAATGCAGCTTAAATCACAAGTAGCATTTACTCGTTTATTTGTAATGAGTCAGGCTGGTCTAGCTTTAACAGGTAATTTAACAGGTAACTATCCCCCTGATGGTATGCCAAAAAATTCATGGATTATTCCAACACCTTGGACATCTACTGGATATACAGCCATACCACATGATCGTATTCAACCCTTTAGTTCTATAGCTACTATCACTGCTGATTTAGTTACTCTTACTAGAGATACTGCTATCGGTGATAAAAAATATAGTCAAGCAATTTCATTATTTATGGCAACTATGGGTGTTGCCGCTTTAGACCAAACATTTTTACGGGGTTTACAAAACCAAGTTGAATACCTTGATCTAAATGGATATGTAAATAAAGAAGGTACAGGATTAAAACTTTCGAGAGTGGGGTCTGATTTAGTGACTAACGTACCTCATCCATATAATCCTTTATTCTGGGCTGGATTTACAAGACAATTATTTGATCTTGTACAGCCATATCAAACCATGAACTCTGATCCAAACAATGCTGGAAGAGATTTTGCGGCAAGAATAAAAGGAAGAATAACTATGGGTATCGGGAATCCACTTAAATATGATAGATATACAGGTCAACCACTTAAAAAGTCAGGTAGTCAAGGTAAAAATTACTGGAACGGTGTAGTTAATAACCTGTTTACTACTATGGGATATGCTGGAAAAATTACAGAGGCTGATCCAAATAACTTTGTTAAAAAACAAATGTATGATGTTAACTTTGATTTTAATAAATCAGAACTAGCAGCTTATAAATCACTTGAATTAACTAATGAAGAGCAATCATCATTCAATAAATATATGCACAGTGAGGGTAAATTAGAAGGTAAACTAAATTTCTTATTTACACAAAATAAAAAATACAAAAAATTAGTTGCACAATATAAGAGATTATTAAAAGATACTAATAACGCTGCGCCTAAAACGCAAGTAGCTGCTATTGAACAACAAATACATGCAATGATTATTGCAGTTCATACAGAAGCAAAGGACTTGGCTTTACCTTTCGTAAAACGAGAGCATCCAGAGATAGATATAAAATATCAGAACTGGAAAAACCTACAAATTAGACGTTAAATCAAACAAAAAAATTAAATGGCACAGACTGTTGAAACCTATACAGGGGATGGCAGCACCAAATTATATACAATTCCTTTTCCATATATAGAAACTACAGACGTTAAGGCAAAAATAGACGGAACTCTAACTACAGCCTTTACGTTTGCAAATGCAACTCAACTAGAGTTCACCACCGCACCTTTAGATGGCAACAAGATATTAATATTTAGACAAACAGATGATTCAGCAGCAAAGAAAGAATTTAGTGCTGGATCAGCTCTTAAAGCAGAAGATCTTAATGCAAATACAAAGCAAGCTTTATTTATAAACCAAGAATCAACTAACCAAGCAGCTAGTACGCTAGGTGCAACATTTGTCGGTGACGTTGAGTTTGGTTTTGGAAATGTTATTAAGTTTGAAGGTGCTTCAGATGATGCACATGAGACAACTTTAACAGTTACAGATCCAACAGCAGATAGATCACTAAGTCTTCCAAACGTCAGTGGTACACTGGTTTCTACTGGAGATACAGGTACTATTACATCAACTATGATTCTTAATGAAACCATCGAAAGTGGTGACATTAAAAACGGAACAATAGTAAATGATGATATTTCTGGCACAGCAAACATAGCTAATACTAAAATTGCTGATGGATTGCTTAAAAGTACGCTAACAGTTAACTCATCTAACATAGTTGATGGGTCTATTGTTAATGCTGACATCAATGCGAGTGCAGATATACAGGGATCAAAGCTATTAAACGATAGTGTTACCCTTGACAAGCTAGGATCTGGAGCTTTACCAACTGATATAACTGTAGCTTCGGCTAATATTGTCAATGGAACTATCGTAGATGCTGATATAAACAGCTCCGCAGATATTGATGGTGACAAATTAAAAAACGACTCTGTATCTCTGGCAAAGCTAGAAGGTGGTGCGCTACCTACAGATATAACTGTTAACAGCACTAATATCGTAAACAGAACTATAGTTGATACCGATATAGAATTAGGGACACTAGATAATAGATATTTTACAGAGGCTGAACTAAACGGTGGTCAGTTAAATAACCTGTACTTTACAGAAACTGAGCTAAATGGTGGTCAGTTAAATAATTTATACTACACAGAAACTGAATTAAACAACGGACAGCTTAATAACCTTTACTTTACTGAAACTGAGTTATTAAATGGCGCATTAGACGGTAGATATTATACAGAAACTGAGGCTGAAGCTAAGTTTTTAAGGCAAGATTCTAGTGAAACTATAGCTAGTGGTGCTACATGGTCTAACTCAGACGCATTTGTGGCTACAACAGCAGCTATAAACGCAAGAATTATTGATCTTGTGGATGATGTTGGTGGTTTTACTGTCATTACTGACGAAAAAAACTTTCCAAATAGCAACCCACAGGGATCTACAGGACAGGCAGCAATATTAAGCATCGGTTCATTAACTGCTTCTTATACTCCTAGCGGTACAACCGTAACTATTTCTAACGGAACAGTAGGAAATAGTACTGTAACTATTACTGGAGTACCTTCAGCATTGCCTCAAGGCTTTGGAATATTAGTTGAATCTACATCAACACTTAATACATATACTTTTCACAGATTAGTTCCTAAAGCTACTGAAATTACTACCGTAGCTGCAAATGCAACGGCTGTAGCAACAGCGGCTACAAACGTAGCTGACATAAATAACTTCTCAGATAAATATATAATTTCTTCTAGTCAACCGACACAAAGAAATGATGGTACATCTTTACAAGAAGGTGACTTATGGTATGACAGTTCTAACGATAATTTACTTGTATATACAGGTAGTGCGTTTTCTATCATTACACCATCGCAATCAGTTCTCGATGACGTTGCAATAGTATCAGGTGCTATAACATATAGCGAAGATTTAGGTCTTATTACTAATCCTGTATCTACAGGAAGCTCAAATGGTTCGTTGGATATAGTTGCAGATGCTTTAGAAGACGAAGCTACATTTACGATTACTGTTTCTGGCGGTGCATATTTTGTAGATGGTATATCTAAACCAGCTTTAACATTATATAAAGGTTGGACATATACATTTGATGTAAGTGATAGTTCTAATGCCAATCATCCATTACGTTTTTATGCAAACAGTTCACAGTACTCAACTAACGTAACTGTTATTGGAACTCAGGGTAATGCTGGAGCAAAGGTATCTATTAAGATTCCAGAAACACAGCCAACCAATTTCCAATACTATTGCACAAACCATAGCGGTATGGGTAACACCATAACTGTTAAAGATGATCCAATAAAGACAGTATCGGATAACGTAGTAAAAATTATTGCTACTGCTGACAACTCAAGCAATATTAATGCCGTACAAGCAAATGAATCAAACATTAACGCCGTACAAGCTAACGCTTCTAATATTAATGCTGCTGTTAGCAACGCATCAAATATTAATGCTGCTGTATCCAACGCTTCCGACATTTCGGCAGTGGCTGGAAACAACACAAACATTACTGCTGTAGCTAATAACTCAAGCAATATTAATAGTGCAGTTTCTAACGCATCAAATATTAATTCTGCGGTATCTAACGCATCAAATATTAATGCTGTTGCTGGAAATGCAACGAACATCAATACTGTTGCTGGAAATGTTTCTGACGTAAACAACTTTGCAGACCAATATCAAATAGCTTCTTCTGCTCCATCGACTGATGGTGGTGGTAATGCATTGTCTGTTGGAGATTTATATTTCAACACTTCAGCTAATGAACTAAGAATTTGGAATGGTACTCAATGGCAAGGTGGTGTTACAGCTACTGGAGCTTTATCACAAGTATCTGGAAGTGTCTTTACTGGAGATAACAGATACAACGACAATATCAAAGTTAAGTTTGGCGCAGACTCAGATTTACAAATATTTCACAACACTACGGATTCAATTATTAATGCATCTGGTACAGGAAATATCAAATTACAAGATTCTGGAAACACAAAACTAGAAGTTACATCTACAGGAGCAACAATAACAGGATTAATGTCAGCAACAACTATAGATGGTTCGGCTGGAAATAATTTAACTCTCGATTTCGGTACACTATAAATGGCAAAATTATTAAAATTAAGGCGTGGTACTACGGCGCAACACGCATCATTCACAGGTGCTGAAGGCGAAGTAACTATAGATACCACAAAAGATACTGCTGTTATACATGACGGTAGTACAGCAGGGGGAACACCTCTTGCAAAACAAAATATGAGTAATGTGCCAGCAGGGACAATTGTTGGTACACAACTCGAAAACTCTGGAGTAACAGGCGGACAGTATGGATCTAGTTCTGCTATTCCTATTATTACAGTTGATAATCAAGGCTTAGTAACGTCTGCCTCGACAACTGCGATTGACAGCACAACTATTGCAAACGGTACATCAAACGTAGCAGTAGCAAACAACGGAGATATTACAACAACAAGATCTGGTACAGCTAGACTTGTAGTTGATAGTGAAGGGGTAGACGTAACAGGACACCTCAGAGCGACTTCAGGAAATTTAATTACTGATTATGCTGTCTATTTAAATAATTCTAATGGAACCGTGTTTTTTGGTGCTGACACAGGCGGTTTTGGTACTATCGCTGGTATAGGTATTGCTGGTAATAATAATTATCATGTTACTGGTTCCGTACAAGATGATCTTGTAATTTCTGCAAAAGGTAGTAAAGGCATAGTTTTTGGAACTAAATCAACAAGCGGTGCTGGTGCAACATCCGAAAGAGCAAGAATAAAAGCTGATGGCACATTTGATATAACTGGAAATTTAGACGTTGGTGCTGGTGTTGACGTAACAGGAAATATCACATGTACAGGAACAGTTGACGGCGTAGACGTCGCAGCTAGGAACACATTATTTGGTGGTTTAACATCTAGCTCTGGAGTACTTACTAACGGTGTAACCGCAACTACTCAGGCTCAATCTGATAACTCAACTAAAGTTTCTACAACTGCATATGTAAGAACTGCTATATCTGAAGCTCAAGCTTTTCCATCAGGAACAAAGATGCTCTTTCAACAAACATCTGCTCCTACAGGTTGGACAAAGGTAACAAGTGGTGTAGACAACAAAGCTCTTAGAGTTGTCTCTGGAACTGCTGGTTCTGGCGGTAGTAATGCGTTTAGTAATACTTTGGCATCCAGAAATATTTCAGCTAGCGCTGGTAACACAACTCAAGGCGGTAACGTTTCAGTTGCTAATACGACTGCTGGCGGTAACGTAAATATTTCTTCTGTGTCAACAGGTGGAACAGTTAACAGCCATACACTAACTGTTAACGAAATACCTTCTCACAACCACGGCACTGGTTTGCAAACATTTAGAGGATATAACACAAACTATACAAACAACGCTGCTGGTCTAACTGGAAGTTTTATTAATGCTGGAACAAGAGGCTGGACACATGGTGGTAATGCTAACTGGAATAATACTGGTGGTGGTGGTGGTCACTCACACGGATTTACTGGAGGTTCACACAACCACAATGGTTCGTTAAGTGGTACTGCACACAACCACAACGCTTCATTTACTGGTAGTGCGCACAACCACAGTATTTCTGTAACTAACTTAGATATGGCTGTTCAATATTTAGACGTAATTATTGCAGCAAAAGACTAAATGAAAATCCCTTGGTATATACATGGGAATTGGACGTTAGATTCCACCCAACTACAAACTCTTGAAGAAAAAACTATAGAAATAGGTGTAAAACATAAAGAACAGTATGTAACGACCTATCACAACAAAGATAAAGATTTACAGCACTTGAATTTTTTACATAATTTTTATAAAGAAAGAGTTGACGAAATTGCAAAAGATCAATTCTTTTTCAATACATCACTTATACATTTTGATTTTTGGATACAGGTTTATAACAAATTAAGTCATCATCCTATCCACGATCATTTTATTTGTGGTGATGATGTTGTTATTTCTTTTGTACATTTTTTAAAACCAGTAAGTATTTGTTTTGAATTTACTGATGAGCGGCAATCTTTAGTTCCACAACAACAAGAAGGAGATTTAATAGTATTTCCTTCTTATGTCACTCACCGTGTAAAACAGCACGACTCTAATGAAAATCGAATAGTTGTAGCTGGAAATATAAAAATTGCAAAACACATTAAATTAAGTTAATGATTGACACCACAACAGTTACTGATCCATATATTTTTATACAAGATAATATGTTATCTGAATATAAGTGTAATGAGATTATTAAAAAATTTGATGCTGACGAATCAAATCATTATCAAGGTACGACAGGTGCTGGTATAAATTTACTTATAAAAAACAGTAAAGATTTACAAGTTACTCAGCATGAACATTGGAAAGAAGAAGATCAAATATTTCACGATATTATTTCAAAAGGACATATAAATTATTATAATCATCTAAATAGTCCCTTAGTAAATAATTTTTATAATTTTACTGACCCATCACAACGTCATGTTTACAAACCTTTTCATGATGATGAACTAGAATTACTAGATACTGGTTTTCAAATACAAAGGACAGAAATAGGTAAAGGTTATGTTTGGCATGATGATTCTCGACTAGACGGAGAAATGCTTAGATATTTAACTTTTATTCTATATCTAAATACTGTAGAGGAAGGATGGACACAGTTTTACAATGGAAACCAAGTATCACCTGTAGCTGGAAGATTAGTATTTTTCCCAGCAACTTGGACATATGTTCATCAAGGCTACCCGCCAAAACAAAGAAAATATCTTATGACAGGATGGATGCACACAACACCCAAAGGAAAACAAAATGGCAAAAATTGAACAAGGTAAACTTTGTCCTTTAATCGGTGAAGATTGCCGAGGTTTAGAATGTGCATGGTATACCAAACTTGCTGGTACTCATCCACAAACAGGCGATTCTGTTGAAGAATGGGGTTGTGCAGTCGCATGGATTCCATTTTTACAAGTAGATAATTCAAAAGCAATTAACCAACAAGGTTCAGCTGTTGAGTCCTTCAGAAATGAAGTTTTAAATATAATGGCTCCTGTTGTAAATCTACCTCCAAAAGAAATAAAACTAATAGAAACAGATGACAACAATTCAAGCAACTGACGAAGATCTTTTCAGATTTGAAAGAAATTTTCGTTTAAAAATGTCTGATTGGGCAGTCTTACCAGATAGTCCTTTATCAGAATCAAAAATAGCTGAATACAAAACTTATAGACAAGCTCTAAGAGATTTACCAGCTAATACTTCAGACTATACGAATCCCACCTACCCCATTGAACCTAATTAATGTATGGATAAACTAAAAGTTAAACCAGAAACTGAGTTTTGGATGCAAACTAAAGTAGATCAAGACATGATGGATTATGTCTGGTCACAAATAAGTCTAGCAAAATATGATGCTAAACATAAATTAGTTGGTCATATAAGTAGTAGTTTAGCCTTACCAGATCAGGAAAATAAACTATCTAATCTTGTATTAGACGTTGCATCAGATTTAAGTTACATATACCAACCAACTTTTAAGGTACTAGACTTGTGGGTTAACTTTCAAAAGAAACATGAATTTAATCCTTTTCATAGTCACTCCGGTCTTTTAAGTTTTGTTTTATGGATGAAGATACCATATACATATGCAGATGAATGTAACACACCTAATACACAAGTCTTAGGTAATCAACCTTGTAGTGGATCTTTTAGTTTTTATTATACGTCTGTACTAGGGAGTATAAGTCATTATGATTATTTGTTAGACCCTTCATGGGAAGGTACATTGTTAGTTTTTCCGGCTGTACTTTCACATCAAGTTTACCCATTTTATACAAGTGACGAAGAAAGAATATCTATATCAGGAAATTTAGCTTAACAAATGGACTTACCGAGTATAGTCATACCAAATCCAGATAAAATAGAAACAATATCTATACCTTTACCAACCGCAGAAGTACCTTCTTACATTCCTATGGTTGTACCTCCAAGTGATTTACAACCTCCAGATGGAGTACAAGCAGAAAATCACGATACAGCAGATACTGGCATAAGAACTGTAGATATACCAATATTTAATTTTAAATTACCCGTACCAGAAAACGCCATACTAATTACAGCGGGAAGCACGGCTGTAGTATCGGTAGCCGCAACACTTACAGCAACAGCCATTTTTAAATGGTGTGTTACTGCAATGAAACCATTGATAAAGAAAATTTTGACATGGATCACGAAGACAAAAGAGAGTGGCTTAAAGACGGAATAACAATATTTATTCTTCTTTGGTCAATGGTTCTCTTGTCGTGTAACTACATTAAAATACACGATAAAAAAATATTAGATTTTGACAGTACATTCATAGCTTCAATTTTTAGTTCATCTGCCTACGCTTTAGGCGTTAAAGGTATAGGTGGCACAAGTAGAAACGGTAACGGTAACGGACAGAAAAAACAATGAAAAAATGGATAATACTCTTAGCCCTGTTGTCACCCACAGTAGCAAGAGCGAATACAGTGACCCCACAATTTACTCATGGGTCGCTCAATTCAACGACCACTACAACTCAGACAATAGTAGAAACAGAACAGGTTCAAGTGTTCGGATCGGAAATAAAAAGCTGGTCAGGAACAAATGTAACTCCTTCAGCCGATATTGCTGGAACTGGTACAACCTTTTCAGTGACAAATGCCTCCAGCCCATTCTCTCTCGAAGTAACAAGCAGAGCTGCGGGTCTAGTGGAGCAAAGGGATTACACAAGAAACTTTACAATCAACTCAACTACAAACTCCTTGTCTGTCTTCTCTCAATAAGTACACCTGTACTAGCAGAGGGAGACACTGTTAATAAGTCAAATCCTGTTGCAGCCGCAACGGGTAATGTTACTAATCAAGCAGTACAGTTCCAAAACAATGGAGCAATGTCAAGACAGCAGTATTCGCAGGGAGTTTCATGTAATGGTAGTACTATGACATTTAGCCCATTTTATATGGGTAATGATACAAAACCTCAGACAGAAGATGGGTATAACATCAATCAAAACTGGGGTTTCCAAATAAATTTTAGTATTCCATTATCGAAGCGTGGATATGAGCAATGTTTGTCAATAGCAAAACGCCAAGAAGAGAAGCTACGACTAGACTATGAGCTGGTTCGTGCGCTCAAATGCACAGAAATTATGCAGAAAGGATTTACCTTTCGACCAAAATCAAGGGTAGCTCATATGTGCAGTGATGTCGTACCCATAAAATCATTATTACCAAAAGAAAATGTTAGCCCTCCTAAAACCAATCGTTTTAACTTTTTTAAAAAGTGACAAGTTTAAATATTTTATATGTGACATCTTAGAAAAGCTAGTAGCTGAGAGTTCAAATAAATTAGATGACCAAGCTTTAGCAATGGTTAAAAAAGGTTTAGATATCGAATAATTAAAGGTACAAACATCAATGAACAATTTTACAAGCCCCTCACAGGCGATTCTGAGAGGAGTAATTTTAGTAATTTCTATAAATTTTGTTGTTTTGATGCCATTACTGCCTCTTTACCACAATCTCCAAGTATTAGAAGCAATTAAAGCAAATGACAAATAGAGCAAAAGAAGGAGATTTTGAAAACTTACATAATCTACTTACCCAAGAATTAATAGGTCGTATTAAGTCTGGAGAAGCAACAACAGCAGATTTAAAAGCTGCATGTGATTGGCTAAAAGCTAATGACGTTACAGGTGTAGCTTCAGAGTCTAGCCCCTTAGCTGGGTTAGCTGGTTTGATACCAGAGTTAGATTTTGATGACGTAAAGAAGCATATGAAATGACTTCCTCATCATCTAAGTTTTATAAATCAAACAAATCCTCTCTTAAAAAAAAGAGGGAGTATGACAAAACCTACCGCAAGAAAGAAAAAGGTTCTTTAGCTAGTGGCGCAAAAAAAGACAGGCTAAAGAAAGCAGATTCTAAAAGATGGTCAGAGCGTCGCCGTCGTGGGATAGCTGGTAAAGGTGGAGGTGATTTAAGTCATACAAAAAAAGGCACAATGGTTCGAGAAAGTAAAACTAAGAACCGTGCAAGAAATGGAAAGAACGGAAAATCAACCTTGAAGTAAATGTACTTATGTTTAAATCTGGAGATCTTATGTCAAACCTTATTGCTTTTCGCAGCTCTGATGCAAAAAGAATATGGAGGAAAGGCATTAAGCTCCGCGATGGATTCAAATGCGTATATTGCGGTTCAAAAGAAGAACTGACAATAGATCATGTTCGTCCCCAATGTAAGGGTGGCGAAACTAACTCGCAGAATTGTGTAACCGCATGTAAGTCATGTAACCAAGCAAAAGGGTCGTTACCCGTTGAACAATTTTTATTATTAACAAAATGGCAAGAGCAGCAACAATAATGAGTCGTGGCTATGGAACAATAGCTATTGACAGTACAGCAGATACAGCTTTAGCAGCTATCACAACATCAAGCACAGTTAAAGATGTATTAGCAATAATCGACGCATGTGTAGCTCGTAACAGAGTGACAACATCAAACTCTACAGGTGGAGCTAGTAGCTAATGGCTAAATCCGTAAACCTTTCAATAGGTCGCGGAGAGAAGTCAAAAAAAGGCGGACTAACCGCAAAAGGTAGAGCCAAGTACAACAAAGCTACTGGCTCTAAATTAAAAGCACCTCAGCCCCAAGGTGGAAGTAGAAAAAAATCTTTCTGCGCGAGAATGAAAGGTGTAAAGGGGGCAATGAAAAAACCAAACGGCAAGCCTACTCGCAAGGCTCTTGCCCTTAAAAGATGGAAGTGTTAACTATGCCAATGGGAAAAGGATACGGTAAGCCCGTAAAAAAAACTAAGAAGATGAACAAAGGTATGTCAATGTTACCTAAAAAGGTTCAAAAAAAAATAATGGGTAGGAGCAAGAAAAAGTAATGGCTCATAAAAAAGGATGCAAGTGCAAGAGCTGTGCAAAAAAAAGAAAGAAATAAATATAAGGTAGTTTTTAAGACATCAACATTTAAAAAGCTGGGCAAGATCATTAGTTCGATCTTCCCAGCACCTATCGCTTGGGTCTTAAAAGCTTATCTATTCGACTTCGAGATCAAGTACCTCGAAACTAAAACTAAACTTGCTGTAGATAAAGCTATAGCTGACTACAAAAAAGATTTAGAAGAGATAGCAAAACCAGTAGTCACAAAAAAACCGTCCGAGGTGGACGGCTTGTTTGATATGGAAATTAGTCGCGATCAAGATTTTGAAACGTGACATAACCTCTTAGCTTTCTAGGTCTAGTACCACGGCTATCGTAGGTGTCCCAAACTGCGCCGTCTCTAACGGCAACCCAGTGCATTGGTAGTAATGCTATGCAATGGCTTGGTATATTCTCTTTGTTAAACTTGAAATCAAATGTTTTCATGTTCGTAAAAGTAGAATCAATGCCAAGGTATGAAAGAGTGTCCATAAGATCTTTTTTACCTAAGCCCCATGTAGCTGTAGCTTTAGATCTGCTGTATGTAACATACCCGCCGCCATAATTAGTACGAACAGTGGGTGCGTTCATTTGTTTCATCTTAGTAGCAGCGTTCCAGACTGTTTGATAGTCCAGACCTAATGCTAAACAGATAGCCCTTGTTCCACAATCACCATGTCTTTCCTTTTTAGGATGTGGATTGCGAAGCATCAATCTTAAACCTGATTGATGAGAGGATTTAGGAAAAGCTAAAGTAGCCATAATTAACTCGATGTGTTTAGTGAACTTGACGAACGTTTAGTGCGTCACTGTCATTATAGCATGTCATTTCCACATGTCAACATGAACAATAAAGAATATTTAGTAGATCAGACTATAAGATCTGATTTCAAGGTGTTTTTAACACTGATTTGGCGGGAGTTAAACCTACCTACACCAACAAGAGCGCAGATGGCTATAGCTGGATACCTCCAACATGGAGGAAAACGTATTCAGATACAGGCGTTTCGTGGAGTTGGTAAGAGCTGGATTACCGCTGCTTATGTACTCTGGACTCTATATAAAGACCCAGATAAAAAGATCGTAGTTATATCAGCTAGTAAAGAGAGAGCCGATAACTTTAGTATTTTTTGTCAAAAACTTATCTTAGATATTGAATGGCTAAAACACATGCGTCCGAGATCAGACGACTCGCGATGGTCGAGGATCAGCTTCGACGTTGGTACTGCAAAACCCCATCAACAGCCAAGTGTATCCTCGAAGGGCATCGGAAGTCAGCTTACTGGTTCGAGGGCTGATCTTTTGTGCTACGACGATGTGGAGGTCGTTAATAATTCTGCAACTGACGTACAAAGAGAGAAACTTTTACAGCTTATTACTGAAGCTGAAGCAATTATTACTCCACACGACGATTCTCGTATTTTGTTCTTAGGAACGCCCCAAAGTACGTTTACTGTCTATAGGAAGCTCTCTGAGAGGGGCTACAAGCCCTTTGTTTGGACGGCTAGGTATCCTAGTAACCCCCAAAACTACGAAGGATTGCTTGCTCCGCAACTTGTCGAAGACTTAGACAAAGGGGCAAAGAAGGGTGATCCTACGGATACAAGGTTCACGGATATTGACTTAGCTGAACGTGAAGTGTCTATGGGAAGATCTAACTTCATGCTTCAGTTTCAGCTAGATACAAGTCTTTCAGATGCTGAACAATATCCACTTAAATTCCAAGATCTAATAGTTACACCTTTAGGAGAAGAAATTGCTGAACGGTATGTTTGGAGTGCCGATCCTCGCTACATGCTTGCGGAACTACCTGCTGTGGGGCTACCTAATGACCGCTACTACGCACCCATGCACATGGACACGGGCGCAGTACCATACACTGAGACGATTTTATCGTTGGACACTAGCGGACGAGGGGCGGATGAAACTTGTGCCGTCATCCTTTCTCAAGCTAATGGATACATTTTCATTAGGGACATCAAAGCTTGGAAGCAAGGCTACACAGACGAAACGCTATCTAGTATTATTCGTCTTGCCAAGCGATACAAAGCCACAAGATTAGTCATCGAGGAGAACTTTGGTGATGGTATGGTCACTGAATTATTAAAAAGACACGCCAATCAACAGCAGTTAAACGCAAACCTAGAAGGGGTTCGAGCAACACAAAGAAAAGAAAACAGAATAATAGATACCCTTGAACCAGTAATGAATCAACATAAGCTTATCTTTGATCCAAAAGTCTGGGAATGGGATTATCACAGCAACCCTAATGAACCTCCAGAGAAAAGAATGGAGTATATGTTGGGTTATCAAATGAGCCGTATTAGAAAGATGGCTGGTTGCCTTAGACACGATGATAGGGTCGATGCCTTAGCTCAGGGTGTTAAATGGTTCACAGATGCCGTTGCAATCAGCGCAGCCAAGGCTAAAGCAGAAAGACGTTATGAAGAGTGGCAAGCGATGGAACAAGCCTTTGTAGACCATCCTCGTGCGGCTTGTGACATCTTAGTTAAAGGAGATACCTTCGCAGATAAGAAATTTCCCTCAAACACTGTCTATGATTGGACTAACGGTAGATAAAGCTCATTACCAATATGTAAGCAGGGAAAGTGGTGCGTCCCTGTGTGGATATGCGGTGAGATTGACCCCTTGAAATTCTAGGGGTCTTTCCTATGTATTCGCTAAACCCCCATTACATCGAGTTTTTTGAGCGTCCTCTCGAATGTAACTAAACCTCTATAAAAGAGTCTCAATCAAGCTGAAAACCCAGTGTTTCTAAGCGAGCGTAGCGAGCGTCCTTTTACCCTAAACATATAAAGGTCTAATCAAGGCACTCCTTATACCGTCTTATATGCGGTTGAAAGGACTTGAACCTTCACGAATTACTTCACTTGTGCCTAAAACAAGCGCGTCTACCAATTCCGCCACAACCGCATTTAATTATTCTATCTGATTATGAGAAAGAAAAACAATAACTATAAAAAAGTTATAAGACAAAGCCTTGTAGAAGTATATAAGAGGCTAGATGAGTTAGTTCTGGATGTTCCTATAGGTGCTGATCTAGATAGTAATGAGAAAGCAGCTACAGCCGTGTTAAGTATTAGAGCTATAGAGAGTGAGTGGATATTAGATAAAGAGTTGTTAGAAGAGATTAGTATTATTGCTATCAATCCAAAGTTTTAAGGTGTCGAAATTTTTATCATAAATTTTCAAAGGCATAACGATATGACCGCCGCCGCGATTTCCCCGTATAGGGGTCGCAAAAACCTATAATATGACTTTTTTTTGTATAGTGTTGCTACATAGACCCTAAATAAATATTTTTTTATGGCTGGGATCTATTGGTATGACTGACTTTGATGCTGGTTTTATAGTCTTACTTCAACTCTTTTTATCAAGTCGCAACCGTCGCAAAGATGAGACGCTCTTTGTCTCTCTCTATCTGTCCGTTTTTAATTTATTACATTTTGTTAACATCATTACCACTAAACCAGTTGAGCATGCTTATAATTCTTTTAGATATTACTTTTATGTAATGTCCACTAAACACAACACAAGGTATTTAAATGTCTTTTGAAATCCGATCTTATTCACCTAATACTGAAAAGGTGACTTATACAACATTCAATGATTATGCCGCCGCGCTTCATTGGATGGGCGTTTTAAATAACGTAGGCTTACAGTCTTCAATGACTATTAAACCAGCGGGGAAAAACTAATGCTATATCCTAAGTATTGTGAAATATGCGCTAGGCATAAAGTAAAACCGACTCAGGTTATAGCTGACGGCAACATTGCAGACATTTTAAATAGAGATAAAGGTAAACATCTTGAATTCCATGAAAATTTACTTGATCAATATTTAAAAGTTTATTATCACAAGGGAAAACCAGCTAAGATGTAAACATTCACGCGACCTCAAACCGTCCTTAATATGGGGCGGTTTTTTATTGTGGTTAATTAATTGTTACAGATTGTAAACAATAGGTCACAAGTGGAAGTGAACTTATATATAATTTAGTCAGATACACAATTCTGTAGTATCCACTAAACACAACAAAAGGTATTCACAAATGGCATTAGCTACCACCACAAAACCAAAAACAAAAAAGCAAACACCTGAAGAAAAAATTTGCAGTGAGGTCATCAAGTTATTAGAACAAGGCGTGCAACCATGGCAAAAAGAATGGACAACCAGTACAAGCGCATCTTATAGAAACTTCATTACGGGTCACAAATACAGCGGCGCAAATATCGCACTGTTATCCCTTTACGAATCAGTTCGAGGTTATAGATCTACTTTATATTGTGGATTTGCACAAGCTCGCTCTAAAAACTGGACAGTCAAAAAAGGCTCTGAAGCTTCTTACATTATGTATCCAAAACCAGTTAAATATGATAAGACAGACAAAGACGGCAACCCAGTTAAAGACAAAGACGGCAACGTAATTAAAGTTCAATACATGAGTTTTAGTTGTGTTGCTGTTTTCAATGCTGATTGTTTAATGGGTCTAGACCCTAAAAGTCAGGATGCACTAGAGCAAGCATTAAAGGCTGAAGAACGTAACATCAAAGAAAACATTAACGATATAGAAACAAGAAAATCAAAAGCCTTTAATGTTTTAGATTCATACATGAAGCGCGAGCAAATAGAGTATAGAGAAAAACAGGAACGTGCTTTTTATTCACCATCACTTGATCAAGTGGGCATGCCCTCACCTGTTCAGTTCACCAACCCTGATGCATTTTTAGCTACTCTTTCACATGAATGTATTCACTCAACAAAAAAGGCTAGCCGCTTAGATCGCTCATTTGGTGCTTCAATATTTGGCAATGATGCATACGCTCGCGAGGAATTAGTTGCAGAATTAGGGGCGCTAATCCTCACTAGATCGCTCAACGTAGGCTCAAGGATAGAAAACCACGCGAGCTATCTTAAGAGCTGGTTAAGCGGCATTAAAGAGGATAACAGCTATCTTTTTAAATCACTTGCTCACGCCAACCGCGCCGCAAATTACATACTTGAGCCACAAGAAAAGGCTTAAGTAATCAAAACTCAATAGCCGTCTCACTGATCAAGTGGGGCGGCTCTTTGTTGTAGTGATTAATACCTATGTTGAAAACAAGACAAAAGCACTATATATGGTTTACACTTAGACAAATGAATATAGGAT